CGGGATCAGGTAACTCTTATCCCCGATATTCAGCTTGAAGTAATCCGCTTCCTTCTGCTTGAGTGTAAATTCCTTCATCGTTTCCCTCCCGTATCACAAAAATGGGGAGGGAGACGTCGCTGTCCCCTCCCCTTTGCATTCACATTATTCGCCTGTGCTTCCCATGATAAGCTGGAAGCCGTCTGTGCCCATCGCCGTGATGGTAGGCGTCCATCTGATGGAATCGCCGGGCGCGAAACTGACATTGTCCACCGCGGATACCTGTCCGTAAGAACACCCGATCATCATCATGTCGTCGCCGTCCTTCATGACCCAGAGGAAAGCCTCTTCGGGCGGAAGAGTTCCGGCGGACAGATTGACGGTGATGACATTGTTCGACACACTGACATTGTCCGCGCCGACTACTGTCTTCAAGGATTCCTCGGTGGTGTCCATGATAGGAGCCTGGATTGTCTCCGAGTGTTCTGTCAGAATGACTCTTTTGACGACGTTCGCCCAGTTACGCAGATTTGTCGTGCTCTTGTTGAGTGCAAGAGTGATGCCTGCGTCGGAAACATCACCGGCGTCGACCCATGCCGCGTCGAGGTTGCCAGTCGGGTCTGTAGGCAGTGCTGTGCCTGCAGGAGCGTGGAAAAACATGCCGGTAGCTAAGCCGGTGCCGAGTTTTACATCCATGCTTTATACCTCCATTGTTATTTGATGTGCTACGACTTCGATGCGAGCCGAGCACATTGCCAAATCCGGCCGGACAGGATCGTTTCCCCACGAGCCGGAAGTATTTACTGTTACGTGGCGCAGAGCCGTTGTCTGCTCTTTTGCCACCTGCTTTAATATGCCGATTGCCTTGTTGAGTGTGTCGAGCGCTTCCGCCTCGCGTCTTGCGCGTGCGTCAAGGACGATTGAAAAAGTGTCGATTTTATTCGACGTCGTTCCGCCGACCTGCGTGATAAGGATATTCGGAAGTGCATAGTGCTTCGGAAGCGGTCTGCAATGCGCAGACAGATACGGCGCGAGTGCGATTCTGATTTCCTCTTCGATATCAATGCTTTTGTTGATAACCATTTACATCACCGCCTTGCTCAGTATCTTGTCTTCTGCTTCCTCTTTTGCGCTTTCCTCATCGTCCGGCACAACATAGGCAACGGGACGGGTGACACCGTATGCGCTGTCCTGGTATTTTGCTTCGTTTCCCATTTCCACATGGAAGCCGGAGCCGTTTTCCAGATAGGACGATGCTCTTGACGCGATCGTTTCCGCTGCGCTTTGCAGTTCTCCGGCAGTACCTTGCAGGCATTCCGCAAAGCCCGCCGGATTCCACTTGATAGATAACTTGCTCATCCGCGCCACCTCACAAGATTGATGTGCAGATGGTCGAGCGAGCCGGAAGGAGACGGCCATTGCAGAACATCACCGTTAATCGTGTAGACGTTTCCGGCATATTCCACGCGGTCTCCTGCCTGTATATCCGCATCAGCAGGAGCATAGACGGTCAGGCCGTCTGTGATGCCCTGCACGCGTCCGTCCTGCGATAATGCGGTAGATGCAGGCTGAACAGAGCACCCGTCAATCACAAGCCTATCAGGATTACTCCAGTCATAGACCGTCGAGCCTCGTTCCGTCATCTCAGCAGGCCGGATGCGCGTTATAGACTGTTTCCAGAAAGATAAAACAGGCATCAGAACACCCCCTGCACTTTGTACGGAATAAGCAGCTCCTTGTTGTCGCCCATGAGAGCCGTCGCCCTGCTGTTATTAATCCATGTCGCGTTATACGTCACGGATACGCCGCCGGACGCTTCGGAAGTCACTCCGGCAGGCACAGCCATGGCGTGAGTCACACGATGTGCGATCAGTTCCTTAATGGGCGCCATCATCTCGTCGGGCAGGCCCGCCTCGTACTCCACGACGATTACGGCATAACGCATAATCGGACGGACATTAAAAATGGTCAGCAGGCCGTTTGTGTCGATGTAGTAGTGCGTATATTCCACACTGTCAACCGTCACTGCCGTCACTGCCGACACATATCTGGCCGGAAGCTGTACGAGCATGTCTGAACCGTGATAAATCACGCGGCGGTCACTTGCGAGCATTTCGAGACGGCAGGCGGCAGAGGGATACAGATGCCAGCCGACATAATTACGGATGGACGCACACGCGGCGGAGATTTCCGCCTCGACTCTTTCCGTGTTATCGCTTCTGCCGGAATATGTGCAGTATTCCGCATAATTCATCATGTCAAAAAGGCTGTCGTCATCCACGAGTGTGTAACCCCAGTTTGTCAGTATGCTCATTTTGTCGCCGCCTTCCGCTTCTTATTCTGCGGTTTTACCGCTTTGTTCTGCGGCTCAACCTTTTTTACCTCGACGGCATCTTTCGGCTGTGTGCCTTCCTCATACTGGTACTGCCTGCCGCCTACGATATAGTCTTTCATCATATCGGTCTCACCGCCTTTCAAGGCAGAGGGAGAGCGGATGCCCTCCCCAGCCGGATCATCATCAGGTTGTAGCTTTGGTCAGGACCTTGAAGCCTGCAGGCCTGCGGACTGCCAGAGCAAGGCGCTCTTCTGCCCTGATGGTCATCAGGTTCTTGACGAAGTCGTCTTCGTTGGTGTTGACAGCTTCGACAGAGATGCCGTTCCTGGATACGACAGAGCCGCATGTCTTGAATGCGCCGACAACAAACTTGTTGGCTGCGATCGCAGTTGTCACGCATACGGGGATGCCCCACAGGTTGGGAACGTTCTGAGCGCCGAAGGGGCCGCCGCCGAAATACTCATTTGTGGTAAGCCTGAGAGTCCTCAGCTTGAACCAGTCAGCGGGATTGAGAGCGATCGCATCAGCAGCGAAGCCGGAGCCGTCCTGAACGTCCATAGCTGCCTTGAGGATCTCTTCTGCGACATCGAGATAGGTCGCTGCAGCTGTGATGCTGCCGGTCTGGATGCCGTTCGTAGCAAGCAGGTCAGTCACGAGAGTGTTCTGCTCGACAAGGCCGAGCTCGTAAAGCAGGCGGCCATTGATCGCGGAAGCCAGGAAGGGATAATCGTCGATGTACTCATCGGACTCCTTGATGTGGCAGGCGATCTTTTTCAGTGATACAGTTTTGACCGTCGGGTCTGCAAAATGGATCTGGGGCTTCTCCGCACCCTCTGCAGTCACTGCGGGAGTGCCCTGCAGTGCACCCTCAACCAGATACTGCAGAGTAGAACCGGAGATAGTCTCTGCTCCGAACAGGTCACGAATCACGAGAGCGGTACGGGGAGCGGTGACAACATTGCGGTCGAATGTGGTCGCGAAATCCACTGCTGCGGCAGGAGAGATCTGCGTATCGGTCGCCGCCTTGACGAATGCAGGAGCAGACAGATCGAATCTCTTGCCGTGATCAGATGTTTTTACAAAATTTACGAAATTCTCACCCAGGGAACGGGCCTTAACATCAGACATAGATGTGTCCTCCTTATCTTTGGTGCCGATCACTCCGAGCAGGGCAGCCTTCTTCTCTGCCTGCCTGAGTTCGGCGGTTTTTGCTTCAATATCTGCCTTCAGCTGTTCACCCTCGGTGATAGCTTCGGCGTCATCTGCCTCGATGCGTTCCTTGAGCGCATAAAGAGCGTCTTTCTTTGACTGCAACTCTTCTCTCAGGGTCATAGTCTTATACCTCCATGTTTTTGATATATGCCAGAAGATCCTCTTTCTTCGGATTGCTCGCCTTCGGCTCCTCTGATGCCTCATTGGCTTCGGGCTCGTCCTCTCCATTGTCGGAGTCTTCCTCGTCTAAAACGCTCTGCAAGAGCGAAATAGCCTGTCTAATCTTGTCCTCGTCGGACTTGCTGTTACGCCTGCCGGCCTTGATATCGGTCATGACTGCGTTCTGGTTTGCAGGAATCGGGACGATGGAAACCTCGAACAGGTCGAGTTTCCGCAGTTCGTTCGCCTTGATTCCGTCTTCCAGTTCGGTCGGTCCGGCTTCGAGAACGTCATACGCAAAGCTGAATTGGAAAACGACGCCCGACTTCACGATCTCGCGCTTTTCCTGTGCAAGTTCGGAATTAAAAAAGCTCGCTGTCATCAGCGGGCCTTTGTCGGTGTCTTCGATATCATCAGGATTCACGGAGCCGATGATCATATTCAGGTCATGATTCCAGCACAGTGGGAACGGATGCCCCGATTCTTTGCGCTTCTGAATCGTTTCTGTAAATGCTCCCTTTGCGATCACGTCGCCGTAGCTGTCGGGAATCCTGTCATAAGTGGAAAAATAGCCGGAGATTGTTCCGGCATCGCCTTCCGACTTCTGCATCGGAAATTCTTTATATTTGTGTTCCATGGTCATCTCCTTAATAGCTGATGATTACCTCGGTACTGCAGTTGCATCCGCATGTGGTATCTGGATCACCTCCTTCATCCCCCGGCCATTCACAGCCATTGGAAAAAGGTTCATTGATCGGGACGGTCTCGCCGTTCATGGCGGCATGTTCCGGTCTGGGATTGTCACCTGTTACCCACATCTTTTCGACAGTGCGCGTGATGCCGTTGTCTCTGGCCTGCTTGGGCGCTTCGTGCGTTGCCGCCCATCCTGCCGCAGTGAGGGCGAGCATCCGGCCGAACATCAGCGCGTCCTT